TTATGACATGGACTGACCAAGGATTTAGTGAACCTTGTTCTGGAAGTACATTCACAACAATTTTTACTACTGGTTCTCAAAATGCAGGAACGAGTTGGACAGTCACGGATTGTGGTGGTGCAACATATTCTCAAAGTTTGACTGGTGCGAATCAAGCATTCTCAGGTTGCTATACATCAATTTCTTGTAATTCCAATTGTATTGAAGGAACGTTTTATGAGAGAACTAATTATGGGTCTTGTACTACTTAATAAATGAAAAATCATAGCCTTATTTTCAATGGACTTCTTGAGATTGATGGTCAATTTTATGACAGGTATGAGATTATTCTTGTTGAATGGGATTTAATCACAAACATTTTTTCCATTAAAGTAAAATACGTAAACCTTACTCAAGGAAAAGTTAAGGTCATTTCATATCCATTAGACGTTAAAGGAGATGTTGTAATAAATGATGCCATTGAAACAATTCATAGACTCAACGAAAAATATAAAAGATGAGTAAAGTTTTTTATAGGAAACAATTTTCAAATTATCTTGGTGAAAACCGAGCAATTTTGGATATTGTAGTTGGGTATGTTTCAGATGGTCCAGCACCAACACCTAGTCCAACAGCAACAATCCCATTAACACCTACGCCTACTCCCACACCTAGTCCAACTAGTACATTACCAGCAACACCGACGCCAACTCCAACCACGACTTTAACTTTAACTGCAACGCCAACGCAAACTCCAACCACGACTTTAACTTTAACTGCAACGCCAACGCAAACCCCAACTACAACTTTAACTTTAACCGCTACACCAACTCAAACCGCAACTGGAACTCCACAACCAACGAGCACTCCAACCCCTAGTGCAAGCCCAGCCGTTCAAAATTACTTATTGTATGAGAATGGTGATATAATCGAAACAGAACAAGGTGACCTCCTTGAACCTAATTTATAAATCAAACTATGGCAAACTTAAAAATATCGCAACTCACTGCCACGACACAAAATACAATAGGTTCGTGGGTTGTCATTAACAATAGTGGTGAGACCACTTCAAATAAATCTCAATTAGAGTATGTCCTTGGATTGACCAAGGGTAGTGGAAACTCATCCATAAAATCAAACGACTTTTTAACCACACTTCCATCTGTTGCTTCAACTAATTACTCAATTGCTTTGGGTAATGGAGCATCTGCTTCAACAGCACCATCAATTGTTGCGATTGGAAATGGTGCTTATTCAGTCAGTGAAAACTGCGTTGTAATTGGTAAAAATGCTCATGACCAAGGAACTGGAAGAGACGATGGTATCGCAATAGGGACAGACGCTGAAATCTATCAAGCAAGAGCAATTTCTATTGGTAAAAATGCTGCAGCAGTGACTGATTCGATTGCATTGGGAACTGACTCAAGAGCAATCTCAACATCATCAATTTCAATTGGTCAATCAACCGTCGTTGCAGGAAGTTATGGAACAGGAATTGGTTATGATATTTTCCAAGATAGGGATAATGCATCAGTTATTGGAGCTCAATCTTATGTGTCAGGGGCTAATTCAACAGTCGTTGGCGCATCAAATGGTTTGGGACAAAATGGTGGTGATTCTGAAAATTCCGTTGTTGTTGGTGTGTCAAATCAAATCTATGGTCCTTTTGATAGAGCGATTGCGATTGGTTATGGCAACACAATAAAATCAGATGGAACCATTGTAATTTCATCTGCTGGAATTGCTGGTTTAGAAAACTCAGCTAACTCGACGGTAATAGGAACAAGTGGATTTACGATTGTTTCTAATTTTGGTCCAAATAATGTGATGGTTGGAGGGTTAAATAACACCATTAATCATCCAGTTTCTAAAACAACAATCATTGGAGGTGAATCAAATAACTTTAATAGCGGCGCTGGTACTTTTGAAAATGTTGTAGCTTTAGGTCTTTCAGGGCGAAGTATTAATCCAAGTTCTAACACAACTTATGTTGAAAACTTATCAGTATTTGGAACAATTACCCAATCTTTTCAAACTTATAGTAATGCTGGAACCATTGACATAAATCCTGGCAGACAAGGTTTTGTTCAAATTGAAGCTACTGGAGGAACGTACAACTTAAACATTACTCCAGCACCAAACAACATTGGTGATACACTCTCTTTGTTTATTGAATATACATCAGGTGCTACGATTAATTTTGTAGGTGCTGGTGTCGTTCAATGGAGATTTAGTGATGGTATTGCACCAACATTTTCAGCAGCAACAACCTCACGAAGTATTCTTGTGTTTAACACCTGGGACGGAAATGATATGTGGGAAGTATCCCGTTCAATGAATATGGTATAAAAAAATGATTTATCTTTACCAAAATCAAAATAACCAGGCGGCAGCAGTGTGCACTAGAAATGCACAACTGACTAATCCATATTATTTATGGTCAATGACTCATAAATTGTCAGGAAAAAACTACAGGTTTATTCCATTTAGAGTAATCCCTGCAGTAAGCTACAAACCTAGTTATGATGTTTTTTGTATTGACATCGTTTCAACAAATCCACAAGTCCTGACTGGAGCCACATTATGTGGTCAAACTAATATTCATCTCATCCCTGGTGAATATGATTTAACTATTTTTGAGCAAGCATCAAGTTCAAACTTAAACCCAGCTTTGGCATATAATGCTGTTAATGATAATCTTGTCCAAGTAATTGGAGTGAATCAAAATATCCCAATAACCTATACTGGAGCTTCTGAACCGGTATTTATAATTTATAATCCAGAAAATGCTTAAGATTGAAAGTTTAGACTTTGCCGTAGACGGAACACAAAGGTTCATTGAGAAAGTGAATCGAAACCAACCATTCGTTAGTTGGGGAGTTGACAATATGGAAATCGAACGTTGGTATGATTATGCTGACTTTTCTCCAATTAACTCTGCATGTATTAGAAGTAAAGTCGATAATGCATTTGGTAAAGGCTTTGAAAAAGACTACAAAATCAATACCAAAGAAACATTGAATGATGTTGGTAAGCAAATCTTCTGGGAGTTCGTTGTTGGTGGAAATGTTTTCTTAGAAATCGTATGGAAAAAAGACCGTCGTGAAGGTATTCATGGTTTTCATGTTATTCCAAGCAAATATTTTAGAGCAAAAGCTCCTGAGAATTATGAACTGATTTCAGATTCTTGGTATTATTGCCATGACTGGGCAAACTACCGCAAAGCCGGTATTATTGAGTTCAAGGAATTTGACCCTGACAATTATACTGACAGGCAAATTGTCCACATAAAATCATACCAACCAGGGTATATGTTTTATGGTGTTCCTGAGTATTTGAGTGCAATCCTAGATGTTAGATTATCTAGAGCAATCAGTGAGTTTAACTTAGCAAATATCTCCAATGGAGCATCGCCAAGTATGTGGGTACATTTTCCACAAGAAGCCCCAGATTCTCAAAATGACCAAGAAGAAATCTTGCAACGCCTTGAGCAAAGGTACAGAGGAAGCCAGAATGCTGGTAGAATTATTGTGAGCTATGGTGGTGAATCTGGTAAACCAGAAATCACTCAAATTGTTCCAACTATGCAGACTGGTGGTTATGCTGAGATTTTTGCCCTAGTACGCGAGAATATTCTTGCTGGACATAAAATCGTAGACGGTTCAATAATTGGTCTTCCAAGCCCAACTGGTTTTAACAGTGCTGCTGACCAACTTGAAACTACCTACAAGCTTTTCATGAACACAAGTATAAAGCCAATGCAAGAGTTCATCATTCGTGAATTAGAACCAGTCGTACAATTGATGTACCCAAATGAGCAGGTGAACTTAAACATTATTCAAAACCAAAGTATCCTATGATTTATGATGTTTTAATGCTTAGCGAGCAACGCTTAAAAGACTTCACTCCAATCAACGAAAATGTCGACGTTTCTGAGCTTCGTTTTTCAATTCAAATGGCACAGAATATTTTTGTCCAAGAGTCACTCGGAACTAACTTATACAATGCTATTTTGGATTTGATTAAGACTGGTGATATTGAACTAGCTGGTAAAATTAAGTACAAAGAATTGTTGAACCAGTTTATTCAACCAATGTTGACTCAATATTCTTTTTACCTTGCGTTAGACAATTTTTTTGTCAAGTTTGTAAACATTGGACTACAGCAATATCGTTCAGAGCAAAGCAACTCAATTGGTCAAAAAGAGTTTGCTTATATGAAAGAAAATGCCAAGCAGCAAGCGGAGTTCCTAGATAATTTACTCCGCCGCCACCTGGTCTTCCAGAATGCTAATTACCCTGAATATACTTTAACCACAAATAATGGTCAACTTATTCCTGAGTTTACAGGAGCATTCAAATCTCCTATTACTCTTCCAGGGTTGAGAGGGTATGGCGGCCGTTATGGAGTTGCACCTTGGTTAAATTGTCCGTATCCTTGGTGGTATGGTGGTCCAAATTCTGGAGA